AATAACATTACTGAAGTCACGGAAACAAATGTTACCAATAACCCAGTTGTTGTTATTGAGAGAGAAATTCCAGTTGTAGTACTTGTTCCCACACCTCCGCCACCGCCACCTCCTCCTCCTCCTCCAGGACCAGTAGATGCACCAATAGAAATCGCACCCATTGATTTAGATGTCTTTAGGGGTTCGTTTAACTTAAACTTTGGACGGTTAGATCCTCTCGCACAGAGTTTCTTTGTTGATGGGATGCCATTCGGAACGTTCGTGACTGGCGTAGATGTATACTTCAGAACTACGGGAACTGCACCAATCACTCTGCAACTTCGCGAGATGATTAACGGATTTCCTTCAGAGAAAATTGTGCCGTTCGGCGAAGTTACTTTAACTGCGTCTGAGGTTGCGATCTCGACTGAAAATGCTGCAGGTGCAGTAACATCTTTCGCTGAAACGAACTTCACATTCCCATCGCCTGTTTATCTGCAGAACAATACGGAATACTGTTTTGTTCTTCTTCCTGCTGGTAACGATCCTGGATATACTGCATGGGTTTCAGAACTCGGTGAAAATGAAGTTGGCATTACTGAAGGTGCTTCTAAGAGAATTTCAGAGCAACCAAATGTTGGTATGTTGTTCACTTCAGCAAACAATCGCACTTGGAGCGAAAAGCAAGCAGAAGATATGAAGTTTACTCTGTATCGTGCAATCTTTGATACCTCAGTTATCTCGACTGCCAAGTTCCAGAATTCTAACTATGACTATCTTGCGCTCTCAGAAGAGATGCTTCTTGTTTCTAATAATGCGGTTTCACTAACCAAGTTCGCTGCTGGTGAAAAGGTTTACGTTCTAGGATCTGAATCGACCAAGTTTGGTTATGTGAAGCAATATGATCCTCTGTATAATGTTCTGAAGGTTGTTGTTCAGGCAGGTGTATTTACTGCAGCAGATACAATCACGAATGGAATAATCAAGACTACAGTTACTGAAGTCGAAGATAAACTGATTAACTCTATCCAGACTAATATCGGTTATATGGACTTCACGCCAACTACGGGTGTCTGGAGTTATGCTAAAACTGCAACTGGCGCTGTTAGTGCAGGAAGTACATACGATCGTCTGACGTTTGGTGAAACAAATGACATTCTAACCGAGGCTGCAATTTTCTCGAAATCTAACGAGACTGCAGATCTTGGTGGTAGTAAGTCACTGAACATTCGTTTCGGTATGAAGACTATGACGGACACGGTTTCTCCTGTAATCGATCTCAGAAAGTGTTCGTTAATTTGTATTTCTAATCACATCAATGCTGACACTGGTGCAGATGAAGACACCAACGATGGCACTGCAAGTTCTAAGTATATCTCACGCAGAGTTAATCTTGAAACTGACGCAGAAGATTTGAAGGTCTATTTGAGCAATTATCTGCCATCAGGAACCTCAGCAAGAGTATATGCTAAGTTGCAGAATCCATCGGATTCTAGAAACTTTGAAGATCTTGACTGGGTGGAACTAGAGACGAGCGCATCGCCGTTAAGTTCTACTGCCGCTGCTGGATTCGTTGAGTATGAATATAAAATACCAAAGGCAAATAAAGTTGGTGCGGTAGAAGATGGTGCATTCACATACACCAATTCGGGTGCAACTTATACAAGATATAATAAAATGGCGATCAAGATTGTCATGTTCTCTAACAACAGTTCTATTGTTCCTAAGTTTAAGGAACTAAGAGCAATCGCGTTGCAGGTATAATATGGCAAAATTTGCTCTTGAAGATACTAATAAATACATTAGAGATGGAGACTCTAAAGCAATTGTCTCCAATGACAAAAATGCATTAGCAGCATACAATGCTCAGAGAGAAAGACTTCAGCAAATGAAGTCATATGGTACTGAGATTTGTATGCTTAAAGACGAATTGACAGAAATTAAATCTATGTTAAAACAATTTCTCAACAATCATGAAGGTAGGAAAGCATGAGCACAATTATACTGAGGTCTGCCAAAGGCATACCTTTAACAAATAACGAGGTGGATGATAACTTTACCAACCTCAACCAAGACAAGTATCAATCTGGAAATGACGCATCTTTTGGTAATCTGACATTAACTGGCGCATTGACCACATCGGTGGATGCTACGGTTACTGCTGCAGGAACTACACAGGGTGGTGCGACTGCACTTACAAAGGCAGTCAGCATTGTTACCACAGCAACAGCAAACCAAGGGGTTGTACTCCCAACTGCTGTTGCTGGTCTTTCTGCTACTATAGTCAATACCACTGCAGTTAATATCAAAATTTATCCAAACACTTCTGATGTTATTGACGAAGGAACTGTGAACGTTGCTGTTAATCTAGCACCGTATAGTTCTGTTCAGTTAGTTGCGCAGGATGCGATAGATTGGTTTCGTATTACCAATCTTATTGTTTACGACACAAGTGGTAACAGGTTAAACTAAAATGAACCCTCTAAAGGTCAAAGCATCTACGACGCCAATAACGTCTGCTGTGTTCAGCGGATTGCAACCTTTGACCAATGCAGAGGTCCAGAACTATATTGCTAATGTTATCACAACCAAGTTTGCTACAGACACAACTGGATCTGGCACTGCTGAGATAAACATTACGACAGATAATTCTGGTTTGGGAACTTCTATCGGAACCTTTAGTGACACTGATAGAACCGAAGCAACAGGGACGCATCCTGCTACTGGTTCAGTTGATACTGTAACATATTACGCGAAGCAAGTAACCACTGCTGTTGCTGAAAATGTTACTGCTCGTCCTATTGCTTGGTCTGCTGGTATTCGTCAGATGACTGATTCTGATCTTGATGGTGTCTTAGATACTGTCATTTCAGCGTTTGTTGCCGAATCTACATACACAGCAGGTCAATATAAATTACAAGCAACTGCCCCATCGGGCGGAACTTGGCAAGCAAGATACACAATTACCGATGTCGCGAACGGCGGAAATACCACAACCTACCTGTGGCAAAAAACTGCAGCGTCCACATCCCCTAGTGACTTTCTTGCACCTCTGAAAAGTAATGATGCAAACTCAGTAAAGATTATGACTGCTGCTGAAGTCGAGCAGTTGGTTCCTAATTTCCGCAATCGTATTATTGATACTAATGTCGGCACATATAAGTTGCAGGCATCTGCTCCAGCAAGTGGAACATGGGTTGAGTTTGGATCCTCTACTACTGATACCAGAGAAGAAATTTCTCCACTGAATTACGTAGGCAACTATGTAGGGAATTATTCTGGAACTTATGGTGGTCCACCATATACTGCATTCTTTACAAGCCCCGCTTACTCTCAAGTATTCTCTGGTAACTACGTTGGAACTTCTCCATACTCTGGAACATATACAGGTGCTGGTCCATCTTACAGTGGTAACTTCAGTGGCAATTTCAGCAGCAATTTCACTGGTCCTCCATATAGTTCACCATATACTGGAACAACCTATAGTGTAGGCACCAGCAATTATACTGGGTTTTTTTCCTCCCCTGTAGCATACACAGGATTTTATTCATCTGGTGGGTCATGGGCACCTGAAGGTCCATCATACTCCACACCAGCAGGTCCATCGTACTCAACACCAGCAGGTCCATCATACTCGAATCCTTCTGGTACTAATCCAGCGGGTCCATCATATTCTGGATCGGTTGCATATGCTGGTTTCTATAATGGAACTGCATTTTATACTGGTCCTGGTGGTCCAGCATATGCTGATGTTTTTCAGATTCCAGCATATACTGGGTTCTATAGTGGTCCAGGTCCATCTTACACGGGTGGCATATATACTGGTTTTGGTGGAAATTTTGCTGCTGGTAATGAACCTGGAGGTTCGTTTGGCGCTTTCTATAGTGGTCCACCGCAAAATTATGTTGGACCAGCATACCAAGAACAAGTCCCTATAGGTGAAGGCGGCACTATCCCTGCATTCTATGTAGGTTATTTCACTGGTACAACTACATACACTGGTACTGTGGCATATACTGGGTACTATAGTGGTCCAGGACCATCGTACTCGAATCCATCTGGTACTAATCCAGCAGGTCCATCGTACTCAAACCCAGCAGGTCCATCGTACTCAAATCCAGCGGGTCCATCATACTCTGAACCAGCGGTGTTTTACGCTGGAACTGCATATGCTGGATATTATACTGGTCCAGGACCTGCATACTCAGGATTTTTCAGCGGACCTGCAGGAACTCCATATTCTGCAACCTTTACTGGAACAGCATACTCTGGAACCTATACTGGTAACTTCACTGGAAACTTCACTGGTAACTTTACTGGTTCTGGTAATTTTACTGGAAACTATGTTGGTCCTGCTACGTATACTGGTAACTACACTGGGAATTTCACAAGTTCTTATACGAATACATATGGAGGTAACTTTACTGGAAACTACTCTGACACTTATGCGGGGACGTATTCAGGAGCAACTATTGTTTCCTCGAAGGAAACTGTATCAACGATTAAACTGTGGATTAGGACGGCATAAAAATGGTTCTTAGAATTAAATCTTCTGCGACTCCTGTATCTTCTGCTAATTTGCAGGGGTTGCAAGCGATGTCTGTAAACGAAATTAAAAATTACGTCGCTAATATCTTAACAGTTTCCTTTGGTGCGAATGCTGATGGTACAGGTACAGGCGAAATCAATATCACCACAAATAACTCTGGAACTGGTACTTCTATCGGAACCTTTGTTGATACCGATCTCCAAGAGGCAACAGGAACTCACCCAGCAACTGGTGCGTTTGATACTGTTACATATACTGCAAAACAAGTTACTGCAGCGGCTGCTGAAAGTCTTACAAACAGACCAATCAAATATTCTACTGACCGAATTAAAGAAATGTCGGATGCTGAAATTGATACCGAACTACTAGACTATGCTCTTACTGCTATGACTGCAGAATCTGCATATACGGCGGGACAATATAAATTGCAGTCAACTGCTCCGTCAGGTGGTACGTGGGTTTCTCGTTATACGCTGACAGATGTTGCGAATGGTGGTAACACTCTTACATACCTTTGGCAGAAAACTGCCGCAACTAGCACTCCAGACACCAGTCTGAAACCACTTAAACTGATCGATACCAAAGATGTTAAGGAAATGTCTTCTGGTGAAATTCTACAGATGCTTCCAAATTTCCGTAATAGAATTATTGATAGTGGCGTAGGAACATATAAGATCCAAGCAACAACTCCAGTAGCAACTGGTACATGGGTTCAACTCGGAAATTCCGCCACAGATACAAGAGAACAAGTTACTCCAGCAAACTATGCAGGTAACTTTGTTGGAAACTTCAGCGGCAACTATGCTGGTGGTTACGTAGGTCCAGCACCATATTCTGGAACATATTCTGGTAACTATTCTAATACCTTTAGCGGCGGTTACGTAGGTCCAGCACCTTACTCTGGAACATATACAGGTAACTTCACTGGTAACTACACAGGAAACTTTGTTGGTACCGCACCATATTCTGGAACCTACTCAAGTGGATTCTCGGGTAACTATGTTGGCAATTTCGCAGGTACTGCTCCATATTCTGGAACATACTCCAGAGGATTCACTGGCAACTATAATCCATTCTTTGGTGGTTTCGTTGGACCAGCATACAGTGGTACTTACACTGGAAACTTTAGCGGTAACTATGTTGGTCCAGCGACGTATTCTGGAACCTATACTGGAAATTATACAGGGTTCTTCACAGGCAACTACATAGGTCCAGCAACTTATACTGGAAACTATAGCGGCACTTATGCAGGTAACTTCACTGGAAACTATGTGGGAACTGCAACGTATACTGGATTTTATACTGGATTCTTTACGGGTAACTTTGTTGGTAATTTCGTCGGTACTGCAACATATACTGGAAACTACAGCGGAACATACTCCCAGACGTTCTCTGGAACGTATTCTGGTGCGACTGTTCAGGCGACCAAAGATACTATCTCGACCGTATATTTGTGGGTAAGATCTGCATAAATCTATTGACTTATGGGTAAGTCTTATATATACTAGTAGTATGAATATTATTTCTAATGGAGAATTGAATTGATTAATACCACCTCACCCGTAGTCTCACGCAAGATCGAAAATCCTTATTGGGCAAATAAGGAAAAGCAGCATATCATTGCTGAGTTTTTCTATCCAGATACTAATAAGCGTGTTACTGCATCTATCATGAACGATGGCAGCAATCGTGATTACGAAGAAATCCTGCGCAATTTTAGTCTCGGTCAGATCGATGCCAATACTGATCGACGCATGGAAGATCGCAATCAACAAATCAAGCAAAACCTCGAACGCCAGAAGGTCGACAAGACTCGCATGCAACAGGAACAACTGTTCGCCGCTAAGTTGGATGCCTTCGAAATCGATGTAGTCAAGAACTCTACGAATCGCGATTTAAAGTCTAAGATTCGTAAGTCTAAGACTTTTATGGAAGTCACTGCATATACAGTAATGTTACTGATGCAGGAAGAAACGAATGCCGAATAATGGATTCTTGTATGTTGCTACTCGCCGCAAAGGTTATTATAGAGCAGCAAAAAACTCTGCGATCTCATTAAAAGATTATTATCCCGACGCACACATTACATTCTTTACACATGAAGAATGGGTGCAACCAGATGACTATCAGATTTTTGACAACATAATAACAGAGAATGTTCCTCGTGACAAACGTGCTAAGTTGTGGGCGCTCGATCAGACTCCGTATGACTTAACAACCTATATGGATTGTGATATGGAAGTTGAGCATGAAGATATTCAGAAGATCTTTGACCAGATCCCAGACGACATCGACGTAATCTTCACCGCGAATCGTCCATACAATGCAGCGCTGACTATGTTGTCTGAGACTGAAGAGATGACTGAGCACTGTGGTCTTTTTGTATACCGTAGCAATCCCCAGACTCTAAAGATGATGCGTGCATGGTACGATGAATACTGGGCACAAAATGAACCTGGATGGGATCGTAAACATTATCCCGAATCTGCATTGCAGTGGGACACATTCACAATGTGGAGATTATTGAATCTGTTTGACTTTGGTGTCAAGGCAGGCAGATTCCCAGACCCAGACGCTCGATGGAACTTTGTTTCTGGATACAAAGAGGAAGAACTACAAGGACAACCGAGAGTCATCTATCATTATACAATACCACTCAGTTTGGTGGACTAAGGACTTCAAAATGATTCAATTTACCAGTTCTATATCTAAAGATCTTACAGACATTTTAGATCCATATACTGATTGGTTTTTCGAACAAACAGATCAGGATCTAATTCTTGGACCATCTGACATGCAGAAACAACGTCAGGGCGGACTTAATCATATTACGTCAACTGACGAACAGTACATGAACCATGTCATCAGTAAAGGAAAATCCCATGTTGGATTCCCTGAAGTTGCATGGTGCACTGATATGTCTCAGGCACACGGACAACCATGGTTTCCTCTGAATTATGGAGAAAAGCAACAAAAAACTAATACAGAATTGATGTATTATCTTGGTGCAAGAAACAATGCTGTGTTTACATACTATCCTGAGAATGGATTTATGGGATGGCACAACAACTGGAATGCCGCAGGATATAATATTCTATTGACATATAACAGCGAAGAAGATGCTGGATTTTTCAGATACCTAGATCCAACTACTAAAGAAGTTGTGACATTGATGGATCCGAAGGGGTGGTCATGTAAAGTTGGATATTTCGGTGGAACTAATGATACTCCTGACAAAATCTTATATCACTGTTGTGCTAATACTTCCAAGAGACTAACACTTGGATATGTTGTTCCGCATTTGGAAATCTGGCGATCTATGATTGAAGATATTACTGGCGAGGATGCTTCTCACTTTGAGTGATCTTTTGACGCTCTTTATGTTTTGCTAGTAGTTCTTCGAGAATAGTTAAACTTTCGTGCATCGTTTCAATTGTATCTAACATCATTGGAACCGCAACTGATGCTTGGTGAATAATTGCCTGCTCGTAGTTTGCACGAGAAACGGTAGCAAGTTTAATTCTTCGGCGTCTAAAGTAATCTTTTATTTTACTAAGCAAAGAAGGTTTTCTTGCTTCGACCATATTCAACTGACTACCTTTCTGGTCGGTTGCCTGTTTTCGCGCCTTCAAAATTTGTTCTTCTTTTATTTTTGCCGCTGCAGTATTTTCTCTGGCAAGTTTTTCATTTTCCTCTTTGAGGATTTGTAATTCTTCAACTAGTTTTGGATCTGTAACATGAACAGTTTCGATTACCTTCTCAATTACAACAGGCGGATTTTCTATAATGTCTTTTGCTTTAGCAATTGTTTCTGCCGCTACTTTTGATTCTTCTTCTATTGCAAGTTTTTGTCTCTGTAATTCTTCGTGCTTTTCTTGCGCAATTTTTTCTCTATCAAGTTCTTCTTGAGAGGGTTCAATAATCTCAACTTCGACGATTTCTTCCTGGAAGTTTCCATCGATCCATTCTTCCGCGACCACTTCCTCTGGTGGAGGTGGTGCTGATACTAAAGGTTCTGGAATATAATCTTGTGGGGGTGGTGCGACGACTCTTGCTCTTGCCATATTATTTCTTTCCTATTACCATAAAACGATCGAAGTTTATTTTGCCATCCCAACTATAATAGGACTGTTCAATCTGTCCTTCGTAGAGAACATTAGTAACTCCAACGTTCTCGATATGCTCTTCGATTGTTGGAACACAATTGATACCATACATCTCTCTAAAAACATTTGACGATTGACATGCAAAGATACAATCTGGATTTGCTGTTGTCATTTTCTTTAGAGGATACATTGCCTCGCACCCAATTGAAATTACTACATCTGTTTCTAACACATTAATATCATGATACGCAAACGGAACATCCCAATTGATATGGTTGAGTTCAATTCCTTTCTCGTTATTATAGTAACGATTGAAAACCTTTGACAGTTCTAATGCATCGTTATCGACATCGATCAGATTTATTTTCTTGACAGGTAGATTCTCACAAAGAAGTGGAACAAGGGGGAATCCCAACCAAGAATTTAGAATCGTTAGATTCAACTGTTCGGTTGATTCAATACATTTCTGTAGTTCTTCTACCATCCATATAGCAGCATCCATAGTATTTGGATTCATGGACTTACGGAAATCGTCATGTTTATACGGCATTTCGTGAGCGATCTTATCTAATCCATCGCCCCAGTTTCGGTAATTATTCAAGTAATTATAATTTAACATCTTGTGGTCTTTCCATTGAATCGTATAAACAAATAAGTGGTTCTTCGCGAAGGACTTGTTCCCGCACATCAATTGGCCACATGTATCCATAGTTATAACTGTATACCCAACCATCGGGGAAAAAATTAATTTTTAATAGTTGCTCTCTCTTATGACCGAATAGATTATCAAGACCGCGATAATGAAAAAACATTTGATCTGGATAATCTGTAACAAACTTGGTAATCTTATTACCATCTAATCTGTCGTTCCATCTCAATACACTGGAATTTAGATCTGTATATGAACGAGGAATATCTTTTGTATCTCGTTTCATTTTTCTCATGTTGTGCCAGTGAGTGCGAACAAATGTCAATCCATCTTCTGGATCGTGGTCTACAATGCAATCGATATTGTTTTGAATGCCAATATCTAAATCAAGAAATAGTTTTTCTCCATATTGGGGTACAACTCTTCGATCAAACAAGTATAGTTTGTTCCACCACTTCTCATAGTAGTTGTCTTCAGGAAATGGAATTACAATTACGTCGGTATGTAATCCAATCGGGTGTTCGGTCAAACAGTAAAAGTTAAAATCAGTTGTTATATGTTCTCTACATTGTTCGAGAACACGATTAACATGTTCCGAATCATATTTAAATCCCCATTTTACCGTGTAAATATTAATCATCAAACGTTCCAATGCTCTAAAAGATCGAGGTCGACAAGCGACTCTTGTTTCACTTTGCCTCTGCGATTGTCTTGAAACGGAAGCAAGTCCACATTAAACACACACAAAATACAATCCTTTCTATATATTCCGACTTCTAGGTCCCCAGAATCCCAGTCGCGTCCGCGATTGTAAGAGTAAGCAAAGGTGCTTGGGAAATGTTTCCACAGAGGGGTATTGCTGAAGTCTCCCCAGCGCCAACTGTGATAGTTGTCAGTTCCATCGGTGAATGTGAACCAAATACGCTCTTGATGTTCTAGGACATCCTGCCAAATACATTCGGTCTGATCATCTGACCACACCATGCAACTGCCATTGGTATATGCACCGTGTGCCAACTTGAAGTTGCGCGACTTCATGGGGCGAGGGTCTTGCCACCATGACCGTAACTTGGTAGGATTCTCCAAGTCATACGTAATGAATGGCGACAAATCATTTTGTATGATAACGTCAAGGTCGAAGAATACAAATCTGCCAGTTGGTTTATCTTCGGCGAAGTTGTGTGTATTGAAGATGAACGTCTTTGGTCTGTCCCAACAACGTGCCATACCGTATTTAAAATCCTCAGATCCAAACCAGTATTTCGGATGGATGTCAGGGATATCTGGGAAGTCGATTACTTTAATCTCAGCATCAAATCCTTCGCTGTTATCCGTATAGCAATAGAAGTGAAACTCAAAATTATCTGGAGTATGCTTCTTTGCCATTCGATAAAGACGGTTTACAAACTCAGCGGAGTATTTGGTACCCCATTTACAACAGACGTAATTGACTCTCATTCACAATTCCATAATCTAATAATGTTTTCATCTAGGCAATCAGACAATTCAATCTGTTCTTTTGCTGAGGGGTGAGGGACGTTGTCAGTATTGAACAAACAGATCTTAGCATCTTTACGAAACTTAAATCGTTCTATGTCGTCGGGATAATGTTTACCGCGATTCCACGAATAGATCCATCCGCCTGGAATATCCTTCCATAAATCTCTCTGCCTCCAGTAGTGATAATTGTCACTCCCCTTAAAGAAAGTTTTGAATACAGATTCAGAATTCTCGATAACATCTTCGTAGATATGTTCGCATGAGTTACCAGGCCATAGCATCATACTAGAGTTGAAAAAAGTTCCTCTGGTGTCAATAAACAGTCTGTCATGTTTCTGTGACTGTGGTTGCCACCGACATTGAATGATACGAGGTTTCTGAGCAAGTTCTTCTATGTCAGAGATATCTTCTTGGATTACAACGTCAAGATCAAAATAACACCAGTTACCTTCGTACCCCAACCAGTTGTGTGAATTAAATACTGAGAACTTTGCTCGATCAAAACAGAATGTTTCTTTACCAAACCAATATTTGGGATGCAGGATACCGTCGTCAGGTATAGGTGCAGTATCGCAAATTAAACCATCGGCATCATCAGTATAACACGTGAATGTGAACAGGTTGGCATAGTTCTTCTTTACCATATTGTATAGATTATTTACATATTTTGCGGGATACTTATCACCCCACTTAATGCATACGAAGTTCATCATATTTTTTATCTGCTCCAGGAAACTGGTCTAGTCCATTTAATAGTGCGATGGTATAGTTTGGTCTATAGCAAAAAGATTCATTATGGTCGTCAATACCATAATAGTCTGCACCATAAACAAACGAATAGATCTCGCCTTTCGGGAAGTAATTAAATCTAAAATCTTCATGCCATAAGAATCTGTCGTCGCCAAAATACTTAACCATGAAGTAATCAGGATCAGTTTGAAAGTGATCCCAAATATGTTTACCTGTTCCTTCTTTCCACATCATAACACTTGAGTTGTAATTACTCAAATAACGCATGCTATGGGTTTCGCCAACATAATCTGGAAACTCTTTATCTTTCCAATAAGTATACGCTATTGTTGGATAAATGTCAAGGGATTTCCACAAATGGTCTAAATTATTTTGAATGCGAATGTCTAGATCCAAGTAAAGAACATCGCCCAAACCTTGTTGACTAAACAACCAAATCTTATACCAATGACCTTCTATGTCATCTGGCAGAGGCCAAGCAACAACAATAGGATCTAGTCCAGTTGGATCATCTGTGAAGCATAAATAGGTGTACTTACGAGCAGTCGCTTCAACGATTCTATTTACATCGTCGGCGGAATATTTTGTACCGTATTTAAGTGTCACTATTGTTTTCATAACATTCTCGATTTTATAAATAGTATAGAATAATTTATAAGGGTTCTCCATGGCTGCAATTCAAAATCTATATATTGATCAAGGAACTACATATTCCTTGTCATTATTGGTCGATGACCAGAATGGTGATTCTAAGGATCTTACTGATTATACTGTTGCAGCACAGATGCGTAAGTCATATCAGGCAACAACTGCAATAAATTTTGACGCAGAAATATCATTGCCCGTGGATGGCGAGATTACTATTTCGTTGACTGCTACAAACTCATCTGCGATAAAGGCAGGTAGATATGTATACGATATTGAAATTACAAACGATGAAGAAACCCTTAGAGTTCTAGAAGGAATTGTTGTAATTAATCCAGAGGTAACAAAATAATGGCAATAAAAGTTACTGTCCCACTTTCAAATACTATAAATACAAGTATAGTAAGTAAAAGAACATCAACTAAAATAGAGACGTTAGCAGATGTAGATGTAGAAGGTATTCAAGATGGATACACCTTAATCTATAACACTGTTAATAATAAATGGGAAGCAGTAGATCCTGCTACTAATGTGAATTTGGGAATAATAGACGGCGGAACATTTTAAGTACTAACCAAATAATATCCAAAAAAAGGAAACTGGCAATATGGCTACAATTATTCAAATTAAAAGAAGTTCAGGTGCAACTGCCCCAGCAACGTCCGCCCTCCTAGAAGGTGAAATGGCATACGCACAAGACGCAAGCAATAGCGGCGCAAGTGCAAAACTTTACATCGAATCAGTAGAAGGCGGAAGTGCCGCAATTCATGCTGTTGGTGGTAAGTATTTCACAGACAAGGTTGATGCTCGTCTTATCGACGCAACATCATCAGTTGGTGGTAAAGCAACCTTTGCTGAAGGAACAGATAACGGTTCCAACAAAGTAACTCTAAAGGCACCAGATACTCTTGCCGCTGATCTTACTCTGATCCTTCCAACCGCAGACGGTACAAACGGTCAGATCCTTACAACAAACGGTTCAGGTCAACTCGCATTCTCTGCACCTGCTTCGTCTTCATTCACAATCAGCGACAACCAAGGAACTCCAAATACGGATTCCTTCTCGACTGGCGGAACTCTGACTTTTGCTGGTACTGCTGGTATCAAAACAACTATTACAGACAATTCAGTTGGTATCGTTGCTGATATTACTGGCGCTACTGCTCTGACATCACTTGCTGATGCAGACGAATTCCTTGTTTATGATGCTTCGGCAACTGCAAACAAGAAGATTACTGCTGAAGATATTGGCGATTACATCTATGCTGCCGTTTCTGGCGACATTACAATCAGTGAATCAGGTGTTGCCTCAATTGCTGCCAACTCGGTTGCTCTTGGAACAGACACAACTGGTAACTATGTTGCTACTGTTGCTGGAACTGCAAACCAAGTTGCTATCACAGGTTCAGGTTCTGAAGATGCTGGCGTAACTGTTGCTCTTACAGACAACGTTGTTCTTGTTGGCGACCTAACAGTCGGCGGTAATGACATTAAGGCATCTGGCGGAACAACTTCTATCACTCTTTCGGGTGCAGATGTTGCCGTTGCTGGTGACCTGACAGTTACTGGAAATGACATTAAGTCTTCTACTGCAACTGCCATTACACTTGATGCTGCAAACGTTGCTGTTGCTGGCGATCTTACCGTAACTGGTAACGACATTAAGTCATCTTCTGCTACTGCTCTGACACTTTCGGGTGCAGACGTTGCTGTTGCTGGTGATCTAACAGTTACTGGAAACGACATTAAGTCATCGGGTGGAACAACTGCTCTTACACTTTCAGGTGCTAACGTAACAGTTGCTGGTAACCTTACAGTTTCGGGAACAACAACTACTGTTAACTCGACAACTCTAACTGTTACCGATCCACTCGT